GATAAAGTCAGGTGTATAGTGCTTAGGTACAGGAATATACTTGAGTCTTTCCATCTCGTAAGAGTAAACTACACCAGAAGCCTTTAACTGGCTGGCTATTCGTTCTTCTAAGCCACTTCTGTAGCCCTCTCGTATACCCCTGTACCTTTGTCTTTTAGTTAAACGTCTCATCTTCTTTAGCACTAACTTTAAGATTAAGTAATAACTTATATACAGATCTAACTTCATGAAATGCTTCATGTGGAAAATGTCCACAATCAATCATAACTATTACATTTTCAACCAAGGCTGATAGCTCATCACTTTTTAAACTACGCATTCGATTAGCTATCACCTCTTGGTCCATGTTTCTACAAAACTCATAACTAGGCATTTTAGAAGTCCTCATTATCTTCTTCATTATCCTCAGAAGCTTCTGCTGTTGTTCCCACAAAGCTACCTTCATCTTTACCCCAATCAACCTCATCTTTCTTGGCATACTCAACCAAGTCTATGATTCGTACTTTCTGCATACGCATGGTAACACCACCAGCTCCTTGATTAAAAGGAACAGCCTGATATGCTATCTTCAACTTACTGCCAGCTCCCACTTGGTTCAATACACGATTACCAGCAGTATCCAAGAGTATAGGTTTCTGAGTAAAAGTATCACCACTCTTAGTTTTAACTTTAGCTTTTAATTTAAAGTTAACTACAAAGTTTCCGGTAGGTTTGTCCTGATCATCCAACTCAGGTTTAACAGGATTGTGTTTTCCACCATTCATCAAAGGATCTACTATAGCTTGAATTCCTTTAATGTCCTTCTTGTTAAAAATCATTTTAACTTGGTACACTCCATCAGCATCATACCTGGTATCTGGAGTATTCAACCAAGGCCATGCTGCTGTTCCTACTGGTGTTACATTCATCGGTAATTTAGTAGCCATTTTATAATTCTCCTATAATATATTTTTCTGCTCCACCGAATTCAGGGATCTGTTTAAATTTACAATCCCTCCTCATCTTACCTATCATTTCCATCACATCACTGATACTCCTTTCTTTCATCATCTTGTTAATATATAAACAATTAAATACTGCTACTATTATAGCATACTTTTCTGCTCTTGTAAAACTATCTAAGCTGTCTACCATCCTCATCATACCTTGTGCTACTTTTTTTACGTTGACATTAGCTATATCAACTGAAGAAGAATTCTGCATCTTTCACCTCTTTAATGTTTAACTTACCATACTTAGGAATTTTAGGAAATTTATTCTTACAAACCGTAGGAGAAGCTGTCTGCTCCTCCGCAAACTGCTTAAGGACATCTTCATTATAGATCTCAATGAAGGTTATTCTTAAGTTTTCACTTAGTAGTTCCATATCACAAGCATGAGTACCAAATGAATCATGAACTACAGAGAAACTCTGAATATCAGTATAAGAAAGATTTACAGTTTTCATCAGGTGACAGGCATCCATGCTATGAACATAGTTAGGTGCTATTCCATTAGTCTGTTTATGTTTATCTAATTTATCACCAGCTCCATGTGCGGAGAATAAAGAAGCCGTTTTACCATTTATAATTGTTTTAATTTGTTTGACTATCGGTCTTAAGTATTTCTGTTTTACTATAAACCCTGTAGGAACGGTCCAGTAGATAGGCCTACTGTCTTTACTCAAGACTCTAGCAACTTCCTGCAACCAATCCATACCTTCTCTAGCTGAGACTACAACTTCTCCTATAGATTCATAAATGATAGTAGCTAAGTATTTACAAAACACCCATAGGTCTTTGTCTTTAGAAATTGTAGTAAAAATTATTCCCTTGTCTAACTGCTTCTTCAGCTCCTCGTATATCTGTTCTCTCATACCATAAAGAGTAGCCCCGTAAGGAGTAGTCATAACGGGCCGTTTGACTAGTGCTCTGTTTATATCCAACTCTGAAACTATAGCTTCAGGGTCAGCTTTTACTTTTTCTACTACCTTCTCTTTTACAATTTCATAAATATCTTGGGGATCATCAGTCATTGTAAGGTTTACAGCTCTCCCCCCCACCTCATCTCTGAGCATAGCTGAGAAATGCTGGAGTCCATTACAAGATCCATCTACAGTAACAGGTAAATGACTCACAAAATCTCTAGGATTAACCTTATATTTAACATACTCAATACAAGCTCTCAAAAACTGCCAAGGTTTATCTGCTTCCATCCACCATTTATTAGTCAGGGGCTCTGTTCCTACCTCAACGATAGCCCAAGCATGAAGTTCAGCCCATTCTACTCTTTCTTCTAGGGACACTTTATCATGACCGTAACAATTAGCTAGATGAACCTGCAACCAAGGAAATCCTGAGTCTCCTAAAGGTTTACCAGTAGAGAATTCCAGAAGACCCCTAGCTGAGTCCTCTCCTTGTGGGTTCAGGAACGCTGTATTAGCATACATCCTGCCTCTGAAGTCTATGGTATGAGGAAAGTAGAAAACCTTCTCATCCTTGAATTTCCTGGTAGTCCACATGAGCTGACTGAATTGTATTCTTTTAGTTTTTAACCTGACATTATCTGCATGGATAAGAGATGCTAACCGTTTCCATTCTATTTGTTCTTCTTTAGTTCCCTTCTTAGGGTAAGGTTCTGGCATGGTCCTCTCTAGGAATTCCGGAATGACCTTACAGCTTGACCGCGAGTTAAATAGAGTGTCCATAACCTCAAAAACCTTCTTGTTAATTCTCCACCCTGTCTCCTGGACTATGTTTACGGCCTTCTTTACCTCTTTCAAGTCTGATTTATCGAGCATCTCAAGGTATGAGTGGTCCATAGTCTTCACTAAGTTGATATTAGTGTAGGTGTAGTATCCTCCTGAGTATACTGAGTCCCACTTTCTAGGAGGAATCAAACAAGGGAGTTTGACAGGATTGTATAATTCACAAATAGAATTCTTCTTATCTATCCACTTCAGAGATTCTTCAGTAGCTTCAAGCCAGTAGACACTCTTTCTCTTTTGACCGCTGGTATTATTATATAGGTCTACCTTAAATAGCTTTGTAGCCTCACATACCAGCTCTACCATCATCTGACCTAGCCGGACCTTATTTCCAGGAAGCCAGTTCTTCCATTCTATTCCAGCCTTATTAGCAGAATGGACTAAGACTCTCTTCTGTTTACGGTAGTTAGTTGTGCGTTTATTCAAGTCCCTCATAATTACACCGTAAAGGGCAGGGTTGGAGCCTTTAAAGAATCTGAACCGAGCTTCATCTTCTAAGAAAGACCCCAACTCATTGGCTACCTTTACCAGCTTGACAGGAGTAGAGAGATGGTTCACACAAGCCTTCAAGCTCAGGAAGGAGATAACATCACTTGGAAGCTCGAATAGTCTCTCTACCGCATCGGTGGGATGTTTATAAGGAGTACCTTCACTATAATTTTTCTTTAATTCGTTGACTCTCTTCTCTACTTTGGCTACACCTTTTCTTAAAAACTGAACTCCAGCAGGAGTAGTAGATTCATGTTTACCCTTCTTAGCTTTTCTATTATCCTCTCTGAAACGCTTTACACCAAGAGCTACCATTTCAGCTTCTAGGTCTTTTTGTCTTTGTAACATTATTTTTTTCCTCTAAAATAAGCTTCCAAGTAGATATACGCCAAACCGGTATCTATTAAAATGAAGCCGTACTGTTCGGTGAATATCCACATGGAAACCCACAAGACCTGACCCACCCATCCTACGAGTGGACCAAGCTTGTGACCTTGTGCCAAGAGTCTGATTGCTATTAGAGCCCATATTGATAAGAAGATCTCAATCCAGAACATTCAATGCCTCTTCTTCTGTTAAGTAATTACGGTTCTTAGTTTTCTTTTGTAACTGTATCTTATGCCAGAAATGAGGATGCCTGACAAATCTAGGTGTATTTATATCAAACACTAGATAGCAGTGAGTAGCATTAGTTCTAAATACCATTTCTTTAGGGCTCTTAGGCCTAACATGGCATGGTACTTTAGAGGCACTATAGCTTACCTCTAAGCCTGACTCGTGTACCACCTGGATTTGAGTTGGCACTTCATTTAAAGTCCAGTCCACCATTTTATTAGGAGCTGGAATGATTAGCATGATGGTTACTAGAAGTTCATTCATTTTGTTAGATAGAGGTCAACTTGACCTGAGTGATCGTTTTTAGGGACACAAACTCTCCCTGTAGTTTCTTCTACTTGAGTTGACGCATGGTTACAAGCTTTTTCAGATTGATAAGTATTGTGGTAGTAGTGCATCCTGGTA